GCCTCCCGATCCTTGGCGGGTAATTTGTAAATGATGTGCTTCTACATGATCTAATCCGTAAATACAAGCATAACGAAGAACATCAATTGCGTCCTTATGAGCCTCCTTAAGCCCCCCATCACCCGTGTATTCCGATAATGCGCTAATGATGTTTCCACATTCCTCGCTCACATAGAACTTAGGGCGGTTCAAGCTGTCCATAGGTTTGCTCGTGTCCCAACTCATCTTGCTGATTAACGCCTGCAAGCCGTCCTCAATGTCCAAGCCAGGAGCAGGTATGCAGATAATATCGTTCTCGGCTAAGTCCTCAATGATGCTACTGCTACCATCTTGTGCCTGATACTTTGCAGCTCCAAGTCGCGGGTCAATAATGCGGGTATAGATTTCTTCCTCATCCTCAAGGTCGGCAATCAGGTTCACGTAATCACGCATCCCGTAGCCCATTCCCTTTGCTCCCTCTCCAGGCATCCACCTTCCGTTCTTCCATTCTGCCCAATCGCCAATGGTTGTGTCTGGCCATTCCCGATAAACGTAATATGTTCCGCTGCCATCCACGGCAATCCAAGCCATGAACCAGTTCTTGCTACCTGCTGGGTCGATAATCTGATACCTCGTAATTCCCGTTTTTGGTATCATGTCTTGCGGTATGACGTTCACCTCTTTGTTGAACTTAGGGAACTTTGTCGCCTGAGACTTCACAGGAACGCCGTATGCTCGAATCAGTATCTTCTCGCGGCTCTCGTTCCTAAGATCGTTTGCAAGCCTTTCATAACCAGAGAACGGGTTATCTATGGTGTGGAAATAGTGGATGGATGCGTTGCGTTTATGGCTATGCTGGATATATGGTAGAATCTCACCATTTAGCAGTTCAGCCTCGCGTGTTTCAATGGTCTTTGCTTTGTCTAGGTAGTCCTTAATAACCTCAGTCCAACCATCAATCGGCGTGAACGTCACAAGCATCTTACTGTTGCGAGTAGCAAGACGGAAACGCATCGTGCTAATCAAGTCCTCACCAAGAAGATACTCGTCTAGCCAAACCCCGACATTGTGCCATGTAGCACTTTTGGAACCGAGTTCAGCACCTTCGATAAACGTAGGGTTATTCTGATACTGCGAGTAGGTCTTAAATAGAATCTGACTTTTGTTTGGAAGGATTAAGCTGTTATCCGTAAAACCGTTCTTCAGCGTGTAGCTAATGTAAGCATTGCTGCTAGTTTGCTTCATTCGATACTCTGGTGGTAGCCAGTTATACACCGCACTTTGTTGCTGACGGATGCTTACTTCAGAACTTTGGGCAAAGCACATGATGATAGAAGCAGGGTTTTCCATTGCAGCTTTTACTACACTGTACGCACCAAATTGTGTCTTGGACGAGTTGTGCGACAATAGGTTACCAATATAGTAGTTATGATATTTAGGAACATTAAAATCCCAAATATCTGATAACTCTTCGCTTTTCTCACATTTCTCGACCACAAGGAATCTGCCGTTAGGACTATTAACTAGACTGTATTTTTCTGATATTTCAGATGCGTTTATCCAACCTTTATCAGTTGTGTAAATCCTATGTTCTTCTGAGCATTTAATCTTTGTGCCGTCTGAGAAAACAAAACTTAGTATATAGCTTTTCTTGCGTTTCTTGAATGGTTTATCTGCATTTGCTACTACTGTTGCGTTCTGATTTTTATCCCATGCCAATACGTGAAACCCCCCTTCAATTTCAGATACCTTCCTGCTTACCATTAGGACAGGATCGTAAATCTCCTGCTCTGGCGCAAGACACCTGTTCCCACCTAATACCAATGCTTCATCACGCACTACAAGCTCATCCCATACTTTCTGCCAATGCTTAAACTTAAATCCATATCGAAACGGGTCTTTATTGGAGTTACGGATAGCCTCTTCTCGTGCAGAGTAAAGCTCGACAAGCTCCTTTGCATCCATCTCGGCAATCTCGTCATCCGTAGGGATTCCAAGTATTTCGTGGGGAGTCCAGTTAAACATTTTGGTATAACTCAGGGAATAATAATTTGTGGCTTATCGGTGATAATAATTGTTCAAATGCTTCACGCATCTTTGCTCTTTGCTCAACTCGCTCTTTCCAACTCTGGCAATCTTCGTCTATCTGTTTTCTTTGACGTTCAATGGTGCTTCGCTCATCTTCATTGATAAAACCAAAATGCCTTGCTATCTTTTTAAGTTTATTGATTCTTTCTGGCTGGCGAAGTTTTCTTAGTGCCTTAGCTTCTCTTTGGCGTATGACCTCCTTTGTTACGCCCATTTCTCTACCAATCGCCTCTAGGGTTTGGTGCTTAAAGAATCTTCCAACGATTACTGTTTTCTCCTTTTCGCTCAAGGTATCCAGAACATCATCTATTGTAGAGTCAATGTTTGTTTCAATCTCATCGTATGGCTTGGGATCATAAGATAATCCATATTCCTGTTCTTTCCCAACAAGCTGGTGAACCGTCTTATCAATGGTTCTTAGTTCGATTATCCTCTCGTTTGTAAGTGTCTTTGTCATGGTTTTGTCTTTATACTACAACCTCGGCTTCGATCACCTTGTTGGCGCGTCTTTGCTTCGATGCCTCAATAAGAACCAAAGCGTCCTCAATAGACAAGCCTTCTTTTTTGTTCGCCCCAGAATCGGATATTCCAGCAAGCGAAGATGATTTGTCCTGCATAATGCCAATGGTCGTAGCCAGCTTCTCAGGGGAAACCAAGGCCAGTTGCTCAGGATCATCGTGTAATTGTTCAGCTTTCTTGAACAAAAGGTCAGTGTATTCCATTGCAGCCATCGCGTAACGGGTCGAGAACTGCTTGCGTTTCTGCTCTAGGGTGGAGTTGTGATCCCACTCAAGCCGTCTGATTGTCTCGTTGGACAGGCTGGTAATACGGCGTATCTCGGTAATGTTCGCCCCTTGTGCCAGCAACCACAGGGCTTTAGCAGCTACATCTGGCTTAGTGTTCTCGGCACAATTAGCAGGCAAGTCTTTAGCTCGCTGCCTAATAGCGTCCATAAACTTAACCATTGAATCTTTGTTATCAATGGTAGAAAGGTCTGTGTCTTTTTCTTCTTCCATAAAGCTGGAATGTATCTATAATGCCATACTTAGCAAGTTTAATTAACGCTGCTGCTGGGCTTGCTTCTCTTGCTCTAGCTCTTTAGCCATCTCTGCATACATTAAACCTACATCCCTAGTAAACTGTGGATCATCTTTTGCTTGCTCGATAAGTGCCTGAACACCAGGTCTAGTCATTGTAATACCGCGCATCATTTTATTCATGTTTTCAGCATATTTGACATCTCCAATGTTTTTGGACATATAACGCAGCATAGGGCGTAGGTTATTAGAACCGTAAGCAGTAGCTAGGGTTAAATTGTTTAAATAACCAAATGGGTTTGATACATACCACTTAGCCCCTTGTGGCGACCACAAACTATGAAGCCCCATTGTTTCAGCTTCTATTTTTGTTAAAGGCGAGTTAGCTTCACCAACTTTTGCAACAGCAATAAACTCATCCATTGTGTCACGGCCAACAACTTTATCCATGCTTTTCAACCATTGTGGAGCATTGCGACCATCCTTCCTGTCATAACCAAGAAGTTCTTTGTTAATCTTCTTCCAGCTAAGTGTTTTTAACCCAGCTTGACCACCACTAAATAATTCTTCCTCTGCACCACCAGCAAAATCCTTGCCGAGCTTAGAGAACATATCTGCGCCGAGCTTTTTCTTACCAGAAGGAGTAAGCATGCTCATTATGTCGTCAAGTTCTTGAGGGGTGGCTTTATATAGTGCAGTATGAGCCAATACATCACCGTCTATGTTGTCAAATTGACCATTTTTTGCCAACTTAATAACTTCGTTATCAAAGAACTTTTCTTGTTGTTTTTGAATGATAGCTTTCTTCTCGATCTGTTTCAGTAACTCCTTGCGCTCATTAAGTGGGATGAGTTCAAGTAATCTATTTGCCTCATTAGCATCCATGTTTACCTTATCGACCTTAACTTTCTTCAAGACATCATTTAACTCAGAAATTTGTGAGTTAATGCGTTTAGCAATAATCGGATTTTCCCAAAGTGTTTCAACCATTTCTGGTGTATGCTTGGAATTGATGCCATTAAATACACCGTCAGGTGCAATGCCAATCTGCTCTTTATAAACATTCTTTAATTGTTCACGAAGCATATCTGCACCAGCATCATCACCAGTAACTTTTAATGCACCTATAAGGTCTTTAGCTGCCTGTGTGCTAGATAACGCAGTTTCAACCATTACCTCTGGGGATTTAGTTTTAGCCCCAAATTTCTCAGCTAAGATAGCTCCAGGCGAACTTCTGCGGAAGGCAAGGCTTGTCTCATCGAAAACCTTCATTGTATTAGCCCAATCTGCTGTAAGATTGTATTTGGCAAGTGTGTTTTCAAATATGTTACCCACTTCAGCAGCAACGCCAGAAGCTACTTGCTGTGATGTTGTGGATGAATTAGTTTTACTCGTTGCTCCAGAGATACCCTTTCTAATGTTATCAATATCCCGCATCGTAAGATTATCTGGGAATGATTTTTGGTATTCTTTTAGTAGTGACTCAACCTCTGGGCTTCTTAGCCCCCTGTTTATCGGGTCGCTAAGTTTTCTCTGTATTTGCCCAAGAACTTCCGCTTTAGGAACTGAAACACTAGCTACATTAGGGCTAGCATAGAAAGCATCAAACGTAGCTTTGTTTATTTCATCACCCTTGGCAGCAGCATCATCAACAAGTTTAGAGATGGTATTGCCCAACTCTACTTTATTGGTAGATACAGGTCTAAGATAATCAACTCGCTGACTAATTATTTTCTCATTAGCTTTACGGATACTCTCATCTTTTCTTGCGATATGCCCTGCTAATTTTTCTGCTTTTGTTTTAACTCTAGTAAAGTCAACTGGTGGCAGGTCTTTCCCTTCCTTCAAGATAACATCTTGGATTTCTCCAAGTGTATTACGAACACCTTGCATTTTAGTAGCTACTGCCATGCTCGGAAACTTTCCAGCTAGTCCTCTTTGTAAGGCTATTCCAGCTTCACCAGCCATCTCTGCACCAACTGGAGTTACATTATCTAGTTCATTAAGCTTATTGTATTTGGGAGATTTTTTAAGCAGCGACTCAGCCTCCATTAAATCTTTTGCAACGATATTCTCAATGGTAGAACCACTTCTCCTAGCTAATGGCTGGATTATTTTACCAGCCCCATAACCAGTAAGGAATCCCAACGCTGCTTCTTTGCTACGATCAATCGCTATCTCTTTAGGCTTAACATCCATGAATAGGACAGCCCTAAGTGCAGCATCTTGGATGGAACCCCCAACAGCATAACCAGCAGCTCCAGCCGCAGCGACGGTTGCGGGTGCTATTGGCCCACCTGCTAATCCAGAAGGTGCTGCTGCAATACCAGAAATGGTTGGGATTGTCTCACTAGCGACAAAAGCACCAACATCCTTCATATTTATACCCTTTGGTAATGCGAGAATATTTTTACCTTCTTTGTTTTTAACTAGAAAGTTTTGCCTTCCGTCAATATTAAGTGTTTCAAGCAAATCGTAGCCCTTACCTGCTCGCTGAAAATATTCTTTTCTAGAATCATCATTTCTCAATCCAGCTAAGATAGCGGTATCTAATGTGCTAACTCCAGTTTCAACATCAACATCCTCATAACCAAGTTTAGATAGTTCTTTTTTTAGCTTCTCTGGATTTTGCTTATAGACCTTTTCATCAAATGAATTATCTGAAGAACCATAGCTACCCATACCGCTTGGGTCAAAATCTGGGGTGTATTGTTTAACGGTTTTTACGTAATCCTTAATTGTTTCCCCAGAAGCCATGCCATCTAGCACAGCTTGTTTTTGTGCCACTGCTTCATTAAGATATTGCTGCTGCAATAATGCTTCTTGTTCCCTTAAACCACGCAAATAACCTTTCGCCTTATTAGCGTTTTCCGCATCACCACTGTTTTGGTATTCTTTACCCTTAGTAAGTAGTTGGCGTTTTTTTTCGTTTATGGAGTTTAGTCGCTCCATAAATTGATCTTTTAGTTCGTTAGGCATGATTATTGGTTTAAGAAATTATCAATATCTTCATCCAGCGGGGTCAACTTAAATAATTCTGGCTTAGTAGTTGATTCTTTCTCTCCAAATTCAAGTTTAGTTTTCTCAACCTTAGCTTTAAGTGCTGGATTATCTTTGAGCATTTGTTGAACAGCAGTCCCTTCACCGTATGCTTTATCAAGAATATCAAGTGCTTTAATGTTTGCCTCAACTGGACGCATAGGATCACCTAATGCCCCAAGGTAGAAAGCGAGTTCTTTTTCGGAATCTAGTCCCTTAGCCCCCATTTCAGATGCTTGTCTAATTACGTTAATTACGTTTGGAGACATGCCGTTAATTACGTCTCTGTAAACTTGATTTTCTGAACCCATCGCCCTACCGAGATTTTGTCCAGATGGAGTATTAGCCATGTATTCAAGAATACCACTTTCTCCACCAGCAACAGCACCTTTACCTTTGTATAGTTTTGAGTAAGCCCCAACCATTTCTCCAATATAAGAAGAAAATGATTTTTTACTTTCATCCTGTAACTTTTGTTTCTCTTGTAGGTCTTTAGTCTCAGCACTTGCTTTGGCTAGATTCTGCATTTTAATTTGTGCATCTAAAGCCTTATTTTGATATTCTACTTCTGGCGTGCTATTGGGTAATCTAGTAACGCCAAGTTGTCCACCTTCTGCGGTAAATACATCGCCTTTAGGAACTGGAGCATTAGGAACTAGGCTCTGTGCTTGCTGAATCTGCTGTGCTGCTTGTTGTCTTGGTGGTAATACGCCTGGATTGCCGTCAATATCAACACCTTGCGTAGCTTGGTCGAAATTACCATAGTTAGGAGCAACGCCACCGAGTTGTGGAGTGTTTGCAACCATCGCTTGAATTTCCTCATCGGTCATTTCAGCAGCGTTTTTACCACTTGGGAAAGAACCCCCTTGTGTTTGCGGAAGTGCGTTTTGAATTTGACCACCTGAGCCTGGAATACGTATGCTACCGCCACTGGTAGGTGCTTGTTGGATTTGACCGTCAGGGCCAACCATAACATTGCCAAACATAGGGACTTCATTAGCGGTGGCACTTTCAACCTCATACATACCATTCCCAAGCGGTATGTATTTAACTTTTGCTCCACTAGAAATTTGTTGCTGAAGTTCATCGGCAGTCATTATGTTTGTTGCCGTGCCTTTTGATTTAAGGTCTAATTCTCTTTGTTTTAATCCAAGTTCAGATGCAAATTGTCTTTCACGGAAATCAAAATCACGGGCATCTTGTTTGAATCCTAATCCAAGCACCCCGATTTTAAGCGAGTCTTGAATACCTTCAGCAATGGCCAAACGATCACGCTGTGAAAGGTCTGGATTATTAAGTTGATTTAAGGCATTATTAGCCATTCCAGAAAACTCTGGGATAAGATCAGCAATAGATTTAGCGGTCTGCTGTGCTTTCTTGATTGTTTTTTCATCTTCCCCGTATTGCTTAATAACTCCATTAACTTGCTGCCCTAAATTAGCCAAAGCGTTTCCAGTCGTAGCCCCAGCACGTTCGTATGCGCTAAAGTCCACATTCATTAACTGTGGGTTAATGGTTTCTCCTAGTTGTCGTCCTGATCCGTATGCCATAATTAGTCCTTCATGTAAGTTGGTAAAGATTGGTCAGCCCACATAACTCGTTTGGAAACGTTTTCAATCGTGCAATTAAACTTAGGGCAATGAACGAATTTAGCTGCTGTGGCGCGATTGTCAATACACGCCGTGCAAGCATGGACATAATCACAATTATGTGTTCGGTCTGCCTTCTCACTCCATTTACCAGAAACCTTCTCGTATCTACTGTGTTGAATTGGAACATTGTTTTCTTCGCAGTATTGGAATACATCATCATGCGTCCAGTCTTTCATTGGATAGAAAGCATTACATTGTCCAGGATTGATTCTTATATCAACACGCACACCAGCGTCTCCACCATAAATAGGGTCTGAATCACAAGCCTTATGTCCAACTAGCATTGAATCCCAACCTGCTAAGATACCCATATTTTTAGGGCGGTTGTAAATATCCAATGCACAAGCCCAAGGTTTTCCTTCTTCGATTGGAGTGATACCAGTCGGACAGGTCATATCTGTATTATCAAATATGTATTTATTTTGAACTTCAAACTCATCACCTGTTTGCTGGAATGTGCTATAAGCTGGATGCCAAGTATAAACCTCAAGCCCCATTTCTTCGATGATTCTGTTTTGAAACTCGTATTTTTTAGGTTGCCATTGCTCTCTAAAGAAAACAATCGGCAATTTTGTGCCTACTTTTTTAAATACAAGATCAAGCAAAGCCATGCTATCTTTACCACCTGACCAAGCCAAGCATGGTTTTCCTGAGTGGCTTAGGCATTTCTCGATGTTTTCAATAGCTGTCTTTATTTTGGTTTTCATATTAAATAGCTGCAATAGCAGCAGGAGCTGCGGCAGCCCCAATAGAACCAAACATTCCCATAAGTCCAGATTGTTTGCTTGCTGAAGCAGAAGCATTAGCGGCGGCAGCCTGTTGTTGTAAGGAACGTTGTTGCATACCAAGATTAACGCCAGTATCAGGGTTAATCATTTGCGGAACAGCACTACCAATCGCACCTAAACCAAGTCTAAGTTGTTCTTGCCCTGCTTGGTAAGAAAGCGGGGCGCTGCCAAGTGCCTGTAAGCCAGGTGCGGTGTAAAAGTTCTGAGCCATGATAAATGCTCCTGTGCGAGCTGCGTCTGCTTCGGCACGTTTCCGAGCAAGAACATTTTCTCTGCCCATAATCTCAGATGCGATAGCTGCGTTGCCACCGAGTCTGCCAGATGCTTGTGCTGCTTCGCGAGCAGTTTGCTGATACATCCGTTGCTCTTGTGGCGTAACTCCTTGTGCTGCTGCCCTAGCTCTCTCTGCCTCCATTTGTGCAGCCTCAACTTGGGCTTGTGCTTCTGGCGAAAGTGCTTGTGCAAACTGACGGAAAGCAGGTGCTTGCCCTGTCATCGAAGCAAGCTCGGCTGCTCTAGCCTCTGCAAGTCCTGCACCAGCTTCTTGTTGCGCTGTTCTTCCAAGACCATACAAACCTTGTTGTCCATCTGTTCCTTGCAAAAACGTATTTACGTCTCCAAGGTTCAAGCCTAAAAACTCTGGGCGGTATTGCCGTTCAGAAGACAGCACTCTAGGCAATGCTTGTTGATAACCAGTTACATATTTATTTATGTCACCAGCAATATCCATTTTTGGGACTGATGCTTGCTTAGGTTTTTTGAAAGGATTTAGACTGCCCATACTATAATTTGTTAAAAAGTTTTTTGAAGTTAGTTATTTTTATGCGATCATCTCCCTTGAACTCTCTTTGGTATGCAACCCATGGAACAAGCTCAACGATTTGCATACAAGCCTCGCGCATATTGCCAACACACATAGTAACAAAAATACAATCTGACTCGGCAAGAACACGACATTCGCTAAAGTTGGATTTATCACAAAAGAACCCAAGCAGAAAACAATCTGGCAAAGAAATAACAACTCCATTTGCAAGATGCCATTCAAGCAATTCTGCAAAGTTTTGGTTGTTTTGTTTGTAGATTTGTAGTGCATGGTTAATTGGATTCATTCATACATGATGTTGATATTGCCAGCGTCAAAGGTATTAACACCTCCAGAAGTAGTAATCCGTATGCGATCTAGTGTTCCAGATAATGCCTTAGATACTCCAGCCATATTACATACAAGCCCAACACCATCGCCACCAATATAATTGGCTACCCAAGTGTTACTGGTTAAGTTTACTATTGTAAGGATGCCGTCACAAGTGCTATTTGCTGCTGGGGAATTTAGAACGATACCAGAAGAAGTAGCTAATCCCACAGGAGTAGCTTTAATTTCAAAAGAATAACCCAAATAACCAGTAGTTTCTATACCACCAGAATCCCCAAGTTGAACGATCACAGGTGAAGTGCCATTGGTGCTAACTCCACTAAGCATAACGGTAATACGCTTAACCCATGATGGGATTGCAGTAAAATCAATACTTGTTCCACTGGTGCTGTTTTGAACTGTTGCCAATGTTGATGGCTGAGATAACTTTGCTGGAGTTACGTTTGCATCTGCAATCTTTACAGTTGTTACATTAGAATCAGCAATTTTAGCAGTAGTTACACCGAGATCAGCAATCTTACCAGTTGTAACCGCAAGATCAGCAATTTTACCAGTAGTTACATTTAAATCTGTAATTGCTGTTGTCGTAATAGCATTTGTAGATAGTTCGTTGGATGTAATTCCTGCTGACCGAATTTTCAGCTTCCCAGATGCAACTTCCAAGGTCGTCCCAGTAATAGCATCAGATGTTATCACTGTCTGGTCAATGATGTTGTTCATCTTCGTGCTAGTGATAGTATCAGTAGCCGTAAATGTGTAAGTTGTATCAACCGCGCCCATATGTTATTTTTGTGAAATTATTTGTCTATTGGTGATTGAACCAGACACTTTAATAGAATTTATCTTAGGTGAACCTATGGTTCTTGTCAAGATCATCGTGCCAGTATATCCTCGGATACCTCCAAGTCTGCAACGTATGCCTGCTGTTTCGGCTTCGTTTGCAGAACTCGGTGCTAAAACTTCACCACCAAGAAAATCTGTGGTTGTTCCGATAAGCTGTGAATCATCTGGATCTTCCGCAGCGAATGATATGCTATACTCGCCAGTTTCACCAGCAAGGTTTTGCATAACAACCTGTGCATCTGTAAATCTTTTGCGATCCATATTCCTAAAATCATACCCACGGGTAGTTAATAATGCGTTAATTGTAGGAGTTACAACTAAACTACCTGTGTTTGATACGCTTAAACGATCAATGGAGCTATCGGAGGCCTCTAGTTGGTGTAATCCACCATTGGCTGTAACTGCATAGATGTTGTTACGAACATCAGCACTCCCCAATACAAAGTTTTCAATTAAGAAACGAGAATCTCCAAACGTATCTAGTGATTCCCAACCTTTATTAAGAAAGTTAAACACCAAAATAGCATTGTTTCCACGTGCATCATTAGCTCCTGCAACAGAATCCAACGGAACAGCAAGGTAATAACGGTTATTATACAAAATGCCTACCGATTTATCAACGTAATCCTTGTTGATACGGTCAATATATGGCTGGATATTCTTAGAAATAGGTTCTTCAACCCCACGAAGGTTGTAATCGTTAAGGAACTCAACAGCATAAACGCCATCGTCCGACAAAAACATAATCATATTACCACGTGAGACAATAGTTTTCCGTGCTAAACAGCCAACCTCAGACGTAAGCTCTGTAACTTGTGTATCAAGTAGGCTTCCTTGTGTTCCTTTGATTTGATGTAAGCTATTTCTATTTAAAACAATCAACTTGTCCTCATAAAAGCCGTGCATACCCACCACATAATCAGCAGTTCCACCACTAATGCGGAATTGATTCTCAATCTGGTCAAAGGTCGTAGTATCTAAAATGTCCGATACCGCTATTTCATCGGTTATCTTTGTGCTAGTATAAACTGGTGCATTAAATGTTCCCGATACAGTGTAATAATGTGGAATCCACAATCTACGCTGGAAATAAACCCCCCAAGGTGCGCCTGGCTGGTGCATAAAACCACCGCCTACGCTGAATTGCCCACCAAATTCAAAGGAATCAGATGATGATGTATTGTAATCACCAACAGGGGCATACCAGTTAATCGTAGTTGTGGTAGCTGCTGTGACATAATACTCATTGCCAACCATCCCAGCTAATTCTGTCGTAGCTGATTCACGAACTACAATAATATCTCCAGCACGAATCGTAGTATTACCTGCAACAGTCGCGGTCACAAGCCCTCCAACAACGTCAACGTCTTTTGCTTGAATGTTAAACGTCTGTGGCTGGGTGTAAGCACCACCAGGTGAAAGCGTAAAGCCATCTGTAACAGTTGCAGCAGTAACAACAAAGGTTGTACTGGTTGAAATTCCAGAAGCTACAAATGTAAATGTGTCCTTGTCCACTACTGTTGCAACAACATATGTCCCGTTTGGGGCTGTTCCTCCAGTAAGACCCGCAACCACAATAGAAGTTCCAACTAGCAATCCGTGTTCACGAACGCTCATGGTCACCACAGTATTAGGACTGGCCGTAGCATTAGAAGAAGCCGAAAGAACAGGTCTGCCATTGGGATACCACTCGAAAGCCTGCTGCCCATCTCGGAACAACATCACCTTGTCAAACACCTGAATCATATCGGTGTCAGCTCCAAGATCTAGTCCAGGCGGGTAGGCAATATCAGTTGTGCTGTAATCAGTTAAATCAACCTTCTTTGCCACCGTATCCAATGCAATAATTACATACTCTTTGTTGCCAGTATTAGGATCACTAAACAAACAAGATGCCCTTACGTTGGCGTTA